ACCACCAAGTCAAAGTTGCCCAGAATGATTTACACACACGTTAACCGTGACGAACGTTACCAGATTGCAATCCTAGAGAAGGCACACCTCAATCAAAGTGAAATTGTAAAAATGATGGCACGTGATAAATCAAGCATCAGCCGTGAGTTGCGTCGCAACCGCGTTCTACTAGGCTATCGCTTTAAATAGGCAAATGAAAAAGCACAAGTACGGAGACTTGCCTGTGCCAACAGTCCCAGAGTTGCTGGATCGAAGTGGGCTGTGGTGGAGGAAAAGTTGGCTGAGGCGTGGAGCCCCGAGCAAATCAGCGGCCACCTCAAAGCTAGATGCCAACCCGGTGTTAGCTATGAGAGCATTTACCTGCACATCTACGCTGACAAACGCGCGGGCGGCAGCTTTCATAAAACACTGCGTTGCCAGAAGACGCGAAAAAAACGCAGCAGCGGCCGTGAACGGCGCGGCACCATCGCCAATTAGGTCTCAATAAAGCTGCGACCCGCCATCGTTGCGGATCGTGCGCGCTTTGGAGGCTGGGAGGCTGATCTGGTGATTGGCGCCGGGCAGAAGCAAGCTCTAGTGACGATTAACGAGCGTGTTTCTCGGTATTCAATAATCTTCCATGTGCCATTTAAAACAGCTAAGCCGTAGGGAACGCGCTGATTACTTTACTCGAACCATTCGCTCATTGCGTGCACACACTCACGACAGATAACGACAAGGAATTTTCTCAGCATGAACGAATAGCTTCTGCGCTGAGTGCATATTTCTTTTTCGCCCATCCATACGCCTCGTGCGTGCGTGGGGCAAACGAAAATATGAACGGTTTGATTCGTCAGTTTTCCTCAAAGAGTATGCGCTTTAATTGCATCACGGATGATGACATTGCTTCAGCGATGTATAGGATCAATCATCGTCCTAGAAAATGTTTAAGGTATAGAACACCGCATCAGTTTTTTATGGAACAGTTAGAGTTCAATCAGCGTACGGTTGCACTTCAAGCCTGAATCCGCCCAATGAATAGATCACTCTTTTTTTTATAGATACTTTAATGACAACGTACCTAAACAGGTAAAACCGACTAACTTAAATTTAGTTCACAAGCTTTAAGCTTGACAATTTTTTGATTCAAAATAGTTACAGCGATCTTGTGATCTTGCGTGTACGCGAACTGTGTAACATCATATGTAGCAGCTGAACAAGCTATTCAAATTGAGTATGTGTATGTGTTGATTTAAAAATAAATTTTTTGGCTACAAGATTTTTGTTAGTGCTGGATCTACTCTAACTGGCGGCTAATTGGCCGGGTAGTGTCAATTTGCCCTATTTGACACAGCATTAATTTTCTAAAGTTGGCATCAACACTGGAGCCCGCATGGCAGGAATCAACCTTTTACAAGCCCAAACTCAATTGAATGCTTATTTGGCCGCAGAAACGGCCGTCCTGACTGGACAGTCATACGAAATCGCTGGGCGAAAGCTTAACCGAGCTGATCTCTCTAGCATCCAAGAGGGCATCACTCTTTGGCATAACCGCGTCGTCAGTCTGACCGGGCAAGCCCGAGGCCGAAGCCGCGCGCGCACCGTGGTGGCCGGATCATGAGCCGCATTCCCGCACTGACTGAGCAAAACCTGATTGATAAAGCAATTGCTTATGTGATGCCCGGCTTAGCCGCCAAGCGGATGACGTCGCGCAATCAACTTGCCCTGTCTGGCGGCTACACTGGCGCCCGAATTGACAAGGCACAACTGTCACGCTGGATGCCAACGGCCGGCAGCGCCAACACCGACACAATTCGTGATCTGCCCATGCTGCGCGCTCGCTCACGCGACCAAATGCGTAATGCGCCGGTTGCACTGGGCGCACTCAACACCACCGTCAGCCACGTTGTGGGTACTGGCCTGACTTACACCCCTGCGATCGATGCCAAATTCTTAGGACTAAGCGACGCGCAGGCCGAAGCTTGGCAGGACGATGTGAAACGCCGCTTTCGCGCTTGGGGCGAGTCCACCGACTGCGACTGCGCCCGTCAGCTCGACTTTTACGGCATTCAGGAACTGGCTTTCCGCTCGTATTTGGAGTCGGGAGATTCATTTGTTTTGACCCCGCGTATTGCCCGTAACGGCAAACCAGCTCGCCTAGTGTTGCAACTCATCGAAGCCGACCGTGTTTGCAACCCCAACAGAGTGGCCGACAGCGCCAGCGTCTTAGATGGCGTTGAGGTCCACCCGCCAACTGGCGAAGTGATTGCCTATTTTGTGGCGCGCCAGCACCCCGGTGCGAATCTCATGACTGGAAATCAGTGGGATCGTGTATCTGCTCGGGGGAATGCTACCGGACGGCGCAACATGCTCGCTATTTTTAAGCCGCTGCGACCTGGTCAAGTTCGCGGCGTGCCATGGATTTCACCCATCTTGGAGCCGCTCAAGCAGCTAGGCCGCTGGTCAGATGCTGAGCTGAACGCCGCGGTAGTCAGTGGCTTGATGGCTACTTTTGTGACCATGGATGCTGAAGCTTTTGACACTTTGTACGACGAGGATGCACAGGAAGCCATCATTGACACGGCGAGCAAGTGGTCGGGAGAAATGGAAAGTGGAAAAGCCATCAACTTACTGCCTGGCGAGAGCATACAGTCCCCTACACCCGGCCGCCCAAACCCGGCGTTTGATCCGTTCTGGACCGCCATGGTGCGCCAGATAGGCATGGCGTTGGAAATGCCGTATGAAGTGTTGGTAATGCACTTTCAGAGCAGCTACAGCGCCGCGCGCGCCGCTTTACTGATGGCTTGGAAAAGCTTTCGTACCAAGCGCGACATGCTAGCCAAAACGCTGTGTCAGCCCGTACTTGAGCTCTGGCTGGCTGATGAAGTGGCGGAAGGCCGAATCAGTGCACCCGGATTTTTCACTGATGAAGTTGTGCGTGCCGCCTGGTGCGCCGCCATTTGGACTGGCGACGGTCCCGGCTCAATCGATCCAGCCAAAGAAGTCGCTGCGGCCAAGGAGCGCGTCGCCCTTGGCATCAGCACCAAGCAGGCCGAGAGTATTTTGCATGACGGCGTGGATTGGGAACAAAAACACGAGCAGCGCGTGAAAGAAATCAACGCCGAAAAGCGTGACGGTATCTACATCTTGCCGCCAGGCAGTCCACCTGCACCGCCGGACTCTGCCCCGGCGGCAGACGCTTAAGAACTTATCCTCGCATCGCCAGTTGCGCCGCTTCTGCCAAAAATCCAGAACGTGTCTGGTGATGTGTGGCAGCCCACTGGTCAATAGCTTGCACTAAGTTGGCAGGTAGGCTCACATTAAGCCGTACGGGCTGAGTATTGATTTGGGTTAAATCAACCTGCGCAAGTAGCCAAGCCCCACCTTGGTACTGAGGATCTTTGGCTAAAACTTCTAGCGCGGTCGGCGCTGGCACGGCGCTTGGCTCGCCGTAAAAATGCGCCTGAACAGCCTCTTGAATTGCGCCTGGCAAATCAGCCCATTCATCAGCTGCTGCAAAGCAACCGGGAAAGTCAGGAAAAGTAACGCCGTGGGCTTGCTTGCCGTCTCCAGCGTGTACATAGACCGGGTACAACATACGCAACTCCTTTTAAAGGCCTCAAAGGCCAGCTTGTTTCATGATGCTGCGCGCAGTGGGCAGCGGAAGATCTTTCTTGGGGTGTGGCACTGTCACTTTCCCTAGCTTGGATGGGTGTTTGAACTGATGGTGTGACCCAACTACATGCACCAAGTACCAGCCGTCAGCTTTTAATTTTTTGATGATCTGGATGCTGTTCATAAAGTTAATTGTACACACAACTACACAAAAAATAGTCTAGAAAAATAAATTAACAAAGCGGATAAATTTTAAAAGTAGTGTCAATTTGCCCTATTTGACACAGGCTTATTTTCCTAAAGTCGATAGCATGAAGCTCCTCGATGTCATCACCGCGCCATGGGCAATAGAGCCAGCCAAGCTGCTGGAAATTCAGGCCATCTACGCAACGCATTTGCGCGGCGACAAAATCGACATTTCCGCCGTCGAACAAAAGCTGGGCCGTCCGCTGGCCAACGAGGCAAAGCGCTACAGCATTGATAACGGCGTTGCCATTCTTCCCCTTGAAGGCGTAATTGCTAAGCGCGCAAACTTGTTTTCACAAATAAGTGGCGGCGTGTCCACTGAACTCGTTGGCCGCGACTTGCAGGACGCTTTAGCTGATCCAGCGGTGCACAGCATCATTTTGGCTATCGATAGCCCAGGCGGCACAGTCGACGGCACGCAAAGCTTGGCCAGCCTAGTGGCCGCTAGTACCAAACCCATTGTTGCCCTTGCGAGCGGCACGATTGCGAGCGCAGCTTACTGGATCGGCAGCGCTGCAAATGCTGTTTACATCACCGACAGTACCACCGTGGTCGGCTCAATTGGCGTTGTCGCCACGCACACCGATATTTCCAAGGCGCAAGAAAAAGACGGCATCAAAACGACCGAGATTTTTGCGGGCCAATACAAGCGCATCGCCAGCAGTTATTCGCCTCTTAGCAAAGAGGGCCGACAAACCATGCAAGACCAGGTGGATTACACCTACAGCCTGTTTGTATCAGCCGTTGCCCAGCACCGCGGCGTGTCTGAAGACATGGTGCTCCAGAACATGGCTGATGGCCGAATTTTCCAAGGGCAGCAAGCCATTGACGCAGGACTGGTGGACGGTGTCTCCACCCTAAGCGCGCTAGTGCAGCAGCTCAACCAAAGCCGCGCAAGCGGCAAACCGGCAGCAGCGCAGGGCGCGCAGCAGCTAGTCAAAACTAACCAACCAAGAAAGACTGCACGCATGAACGCAGAACAAATCGCGTCTGAATTTCCAGACGCAGCAGCCGCTTTGCGCGGTGAAGGCGCAACTGCCGAACGCAGCCGCATTCAGGCGATAGAAGCACAGGGTATTCCTGGCCATGACGCTTTGATTTCCTCGTTGAAGTTCGACGGTAAATCTACTGCGGGTGATGCCGCTATGGCCGTACTGGCCGCTGAAAAATCGACCCGGAGCGCTGCCGCCAGCGCATTGGCCGCAGACGCACCAAACCCGCTTGCATCCGCGCCAGTCTCAACAGTGCCGCCTGTTAGCACCAAACCCTTAACGCGGGCAGATGTCGACGCACAAGCCAAGGCGCATATGGCTGCCCATCCTGGCACCGACTACTTGGCTGCCGTCAAGCATGTGCAAAGCCTGTAGCTTTGTGCCCCTGTAATTTACTAAATCAACCCATCACCAGGAGCCTTAAACCATGGCTGCATCTTCAATTTCTATTCTTAATCTGGGCATTATTGCCTCAGCGGCTTTAGCTCAACACCAGGCCGTCACGGCTGCTGGCGCCATTGCCACTGCAGCAGGGAATGCTGTCGGTTTTACGCATACACCAGCAGCTTTAGGTGAGCGCGTTGCGGTTACAGCTGTCGGCACGGCAATTGCCATTGCTGGCGGCGCTATTGCCATCGGCGCTGCCGTCGAAGTGGTTGGCTCTGTCGGGAAGGTCGCCACCAAGACGACCGGCATAGCTATCGGTCGCGCTCTTACTGCCGCAGCAGCAGATGGCGATCAGGTCGAAGTGTTGATCATCGCCAACTGATCTAGCCCACTACTTAACCCATTTCAGGAACTACACCATGTCACAAATGACCCCTTCCGACGCCCGCGTCGTTGACCCCGTCCTCAGTACTATTGCGCAGGGCTATAGCAACAGCGAGATGATCGCTTCCGCATTGTTTCCGTCGGTCTTGGTACCGCTGCGTGGCGGGAAGATCATCACCTTCGGAAAAGAAGACTTCATGCTTCACGGTGCTCAGCGCGCGCCCGGCGAAAATACCAAACGTGTAAGTTTTGGCTATAGCGATGACAAATACGCACTGGTCGACTACAGCCTCGAAGGTCAGGTTCCTATCGAGGTTTTGCAAGAGGGTAGTGCGGGCCCTGGCATCGACCACGCAGCTATGGCTGTGCGCAAGGTTTCTAACATCATGGCCTTGCGCTTAGAAAAGCAGTCCGCAGACTTAGCGCGCACTACCGCTAACTACACATCAGCTAACAAGATTGCGCTTTCCGGCACCGCTCAATGGTCTGACTTTAGTTCGACCAGTGATCCTATCGCAGGTATTGAGACTGCCAAGGAGGCCATACGTGCAGCGACCGGTAAGCGTCCCAACACCGTAGTGATGGGTGCTCTTGTGATGTCTAAATTGCGTCAGCATCCAAAAATTTTGGAACGTATGAAGTACACCGGCCGAGATGTTGCCACGGCTGAAATATTGGCTTCTTTGTTTGGTGTTCAGCGCGTGCTTGTCGGCGATGCAATTTATAGCAACGATGCAGGCGCTGGTTTTTCTGATGTTTGGGGAAGAGACGTGGTGGTTGCGTACACCGAGCTCGGAAGCGTCGCAGACATGGGCGCACCGTCTTACGGCTACAACTACACGCTTTCAGGCTACCCGCTTGCTGAGGAGCCGTATTACGACCGCAACTCTAAGAGCTGGGTTTTCCCGGTCACGCGCGCTGAGGCTCCTGTGCTGGCGTCAGCTTCTGCCGGCTACCTCATTACTAATGCTGTTGCCTAAGGAGTTGAAATGAAAATCAAATTTCTTACGCCGGCACAACATGACAGCGACATATACGCACCAGGCGATACGGCTGATTTGCCAAACGCCCAAGCCAAAGTCTTAATCGACCACGGTCTCGCTGAATCGGTGGCGGCTGCTAATGCTACCGAGAAGACGGCAGCCGCTGAAAAGTCTGCCGCCTCTGCTGCTCTGATTGCTGCAGAAAAATCAGAAGATAAGTTGGTCTAAACCATCATGGCCTTCACCGAAGATTTCACCGCGTTTTTTAGCACCTCCGAGTTTGCAACTGATGCAACGCTTGACGGTGCGGCTGTGCGCGGCATCTTCGATGCTGACTATGAGCTGGGGAGTGGCGGTGTTGCAGGTTTTGCCTCGACTCAACCGGTTTTTACGTTGCCGTCGGCTAGCTTAATGGGTGATCCAGTTGGCCTATCCCTGCAGTACCTTGCTGTTACCTACACCGTCTCTAGCCACGAGCCAGACGGCACAGGCATCAGCTTACTGATGTTGGAGAAAGTTTGACATGAGCACCGCATTTAAAAGCGTTACCGATGCCTTGGTAGCTGCCTTTATGCAGACGCCTGCGCTTGCTGATGGAAGAGTCTGGGCCAATCGGCTCCGGCCTTTGTCGGCGTCGCAAGCCAATGCAGTTGTGGTGCGTTTAGCGCAAACCCAGTCAAGCGAAAACGTGCTCGGCATGCTTGACTGGCAGACCCAATTTGCAGTCGAGTGCTATGGGCGCGGAACCGTGGGCATTGACCCAACGAACGCAGTCGATGACTTACTGCGTAGCGTGTGGTCGCGCCTAAC